ATGCCACGCGATTATGAAATCAAAGACGCTTTCCGGCTGGCCATTAAGCGGGACGCGCGCGGACGTTACACCGTGAGCACACTCGACTTTGTTCACGAACTCCAGCAGCTGAACTGGCAGTTTACCGCCAGGGAAGCGAACAGGTGGATAGAAGCGCACAAGTCAGATTTCCGGGATATCTCAGCATCCGAAGGTGAGGATCGCATCTTCCAGGTCTTCAACCCGAATGGCGCTATGTGATGTTTGCGCTGGTAGATGTGAACTCGTTCTATGCCAGTTGCGAGACAGTATTCCGGCCTGACCTGCGCGGCAAACCAGTGTTAGTTCTGAGCAACAATGACGGCTGTGTCATCGCCCGAAGTGCTGAAGTAAAGGCACTGAATATCCCTATGGGCGCACCGTATTTCAAACTCAGAGACGAAATCAGACGGCATAAGATTCACGTCTTCAGCAGCAACTATGCGCTTTATGCTGACATGAGTAACCGGGTAATGACGACGCTCGAGCAGATGGCACCCAGCGTAGAAGTCTATTCAATTGATGAAGCGTTCCTGGACCTGACCGGCGTACGCAACTGCATGGTGCTGGAAAACTTCGGGCGCGAAGTGCGTGAGACGATCAAACGCAACACGCACCTGACCGTGGGGGTTGGCATCGCCCAGACCAAAACGCTGGCTAAGCTGGCAAACCACGCCGCCAAGAAGTGGAAGCAGACTGGCGGAGTCGTCGACCTGTCGAATATCGACCGGCAGCGAAAGCTGATGGCGCTTGTGCCTGTTGAGGATATATGGGGAGTAGGGCGTCGTATCAGTAAAAAGCTCAATGCAATGGGCATCACCACGGCCAAAGACCTCGCAGAACAGAGCACCTGGATCATCCGCAAACATTTCAACGTCGTGCTTGAGCGCACCGTCAGAGAACTTCGCGGCGAGTCATGTCTGGCGCTTGAGGAATTTGCCCCCACCAAACAGCAGATTGTCTGCTCACGCTCGTTCGGTTCACGTATCACTGAGTACACGGATATGCGTCAGGCGGTGTGCGCGTTTGCCGAGCGTGCCGCTGAGAAACTGAGAAAAGAAAGGCAGTACTGCAGGCAGATAGCGGTTTTTATCCGGACCAGCCCGCATGCCGACGGGGAGGTGTTTTACGGTAACCAGGCAACCGGCAAGCTGCTGACCCCATCTAACGATACCCGCGATATTATTCGCGTCGCCATGGATGCGCTCGACAGGATATGGGTAGACGGACACCGGTACATGAAAGCAGGCGTCATGCTGGGCGATTTCTTCAGCCAGGGTGTGGCTCAGCTCAGCTTGTTTGACGAATACCGGCCGCAGGCGAACAGTGAGGCTCTCATGCGGGTAGTTGACGGGCTTAATCAGAGCGGTAAAGCCAGTCTGTTTTTTGCGGGGCAGGGTATCCAGAAAACCTGGTCAATGAAGCGGGATATGCTGTCGCCTGCCTACACAACCCGTGTGTCTGATTTGCCATGGGCCAGATAGGGCTCAAATCAGGCTGTAGCAGTACACCATCCGGATGGATACTCTCCGGCATCTGTCCTGGCCAGTAATTATTGTAAGCGAAGCGGATATACCTGTACAGATTTACATATTTTGTATAATTTACGCAAAACACGTCATTTTCGAATCATACAGTGGAGTCAGTCATGCAACTGAATCTGAGCAGCACATGTTCCAACAGCGATATCGCTGACTATTTCAGCCGTGCAAATCTGCTCTCGCAGCAGGAAACGCTTGGTTCAGTTGTTGCTGAGATCCTCCGTTCAGGTCAGACACTGAATCGCAAAGCTATCTGCTTAAGGCTGATTGTACGTCTTGATAAGGCTTCATCTGATGCAGAAGAACAGCAGTTGCATGCGCTGATTGAGCTTTTGTTCAGCAAATGAGTGTGATTTTACTGCCCACCTTTTCGGTGTCGTGAGACAGGAGACCAGCTGCAGTCATGACAGAACAGGATATGCAATTGCTGCGTGATGTGCTCATCGGGGAAGCGACTCTCGCCATACTCAATGACAACACACGTGTCTCATGGCCGGGCATACTGAACAAGCTGAACAGTTTTCTCAAAACAGAGAGTGATATACACAGGATTGATGCCCTGAAACTGGCAATCAATGATGTCAGCGACGAAATCAAAAGGCGCGATGCACTACAGAGAAGTGCCATGGGAGAATTCACCATGAACTCAACCGACAGTTACGATGACCTGACCTGGCATTGATCGTCTTTTCATATCCCTTTTTGCTGATGACAGTACAGTGCCCTGCGTGCGGTGTCTGCAGAGGTATCCCGACAGGGGGCATGTTCTCTCTGATGACTTAAAGGGAGATGTGTATTGACCTTCTCAGTCCTGTTGTGCTGAGCTGCTGTAGGGTAATTCTGATGGGCCTCAAAGACGCAACGGGATCATCCTGATCGGCTTCCGGCGGTCGCCAGACTTCATTTGATCTGCTGTTCAATGAATTTAAGACAATTGGAGCAGGCTATACTGTCAATAGTGCTATCACGCAGTCACTGAATTGCACGCGTAATGGTGTCAGCTGTTTCAGTATTGTTCCGCGTCGGCATCCTCGGTCATGCCAGCCATTTCATCTGAAGTAATATGCGCTTTCTTTTTCAATTTGTCTCAGGATGGTTTTAGAGATACCCCGTAGCATCATGTAATACTTCCTTTCTGTGAGTGGAAAAACAGCACTCCTCTCATTATCTTCCCTATTTTTTCATGACTGAAAGGTGATTTTCACAATGTGAATTTAACCGATATGTGAGTGTCTGTATGAAAGTACAAATCCGCCTTCTATTATTCAGGCTCGTCAGAATTCATTTTGGGTAGGAATGGGTGCTAACAGGAGTCTGAAAGTTAATCCTAATACTTTTCCTGGTGTGACTTTAACTTATTTTAATCAACAGGTTAAGGGGGTAATTTTGTTTGGCATTTCTGTCGGGCAAACGATTGCATTGAATGTCCTGCAGGATATGAGTAGTAATAATACGCGTCATTAGGAGGGTAGATGTTAATTCTTTTGGGATGAAATGCTTAATACGGAAGGCAGGATATGAAAAGCAAAGAATGCTGTATTGTCGTCATCGGAGACAACAATGTTTTACATTATGGACTATTTAGTCTTATACACACCGCATGCAGAAAAAGAAATCTGACAGTATTATCGTGCGGAAACGGCCTGAAATTCAGCAGTCATGCAGCGAACAGATATCCGGGTCGCTATCATCTCGCCGTTATCTGCCTGGGGTACGATGACTTCTTTCCTGACTGGTTTAGCTTATTTCTCACGCTGGTGCGTAAAACAAACGGTAACGTGCTGGTTTTTTCAGACAGTCAGGCTCTTCTGGACAGCCGGAAAAGAAACCTTCTGAACAGGGTAAGCGATATGGAATATGTTCTGGATGTGTCCATGCCTGTTTCCTGCATCTCATTCGTTCTCAAACGCTATCTGGACAGGAAACCTTCAGACAGAGAAAACTGCAGAATAACGCTGCGTGAGCATGCCGTCATTGATGGCTTTCTTAACGGCACAGATGTCAGTCATCATTGCTCAGCACTGGGTATACAAACCAGAACGCTTTACCAGCACCGGAAAAACTGTGCTAATAAGCTGGGCGTCAGAAATCTCAAAGATTTACTCAGGCTGTAACAGCAGGGGAAGTCGCGTGCCCGTCATCAATATTCATAAAATCGACTGGTTCCGGATCCTCACAGACCTGAGCCGTTCCGGTTACTCCCTTCAGGACATCGCAGATGAACTGGATGTGGTTGCCTCCACACTAATCGGGTGGAAGAAAGGGGCCAGCCCCCGTCACCATTCTGGCGAAGCGCTCATTGAACTGTGGTGCCGGGTGACGGAGAAGGGCAGGCATCAGCTGCCCAGAGAAAAATTTGTGCAGAAATTCATTTTTCATTCGTCAGAACGTGCCTGCAGGCATTCAGAAAAATGAATCTGACACGACTCATAGTGCCGGTGACATTCTTACCGGCACAGAGTCTTTACCATGAAACTTGAAAGTGTTGTTAAGTATCACAGCCCGCGCTCCGTTTCGCCTTTCACCCGCCAGTCCTCCCGTTCACCTGGTGACATGCTCGGCAGCGATGTGATGGCTGCACTGGGTATGACACAGAAGCGTGCACCCCTCGGTTATTCTGCATTCTTTGGCAAAATGCAGCTCAGTCACCATGACAGAGACCGCGCTGTAGGGTTGCTCACTAAGACCGGAATGAAGGCATCAGTGCATTATCCGGCCCTCTCTAGATTGCCCGAAGATGAGCGAATGGCGGTGGTTACGGTCATCGCGGGCTATGCCTTTCTTGATTATGCGCGCAGCCCGGATTCCGAATCGCCATGTCATGCCTGTCACGGCACGGGCCTGCGTAACGGAAAGTATTGCAGTAAATGTAACGGAAAAGGTGTCGTGCGGGCAGCCTGCAAGGACTGCAAAGGGCGAGGGGAAGCTGTTAACCGTGTGATGACGCGATTTCAGGGTGTGCCGGTTTATCAGCCCTGTAAGCGGTGTTCCGGGCGCGGCTTTGAACGTATTCCTTCCGCTGTTGTGTTCAGGGCGGTGTGTCAGGTCACGCAGGCTGTTACGCTGGATACGTGGAACAAAAGCGTGAAGCAGCTGCTGGAGTTTCTGGTCGCCGAGCTGCACCGGGAGGAAGCCTGGGCAGAGAAGACGTTATCGCGCATTACTAAATAGCGAGCGATAATTCACGTAGCGATGTTATAGCTCGCTATTTACATTTCCATTTTTTGTGTTAGATTGGCTCCAACGATGGGTAAATGACCCTCGAGAGATTTCCATTCAGCCCTGGCATTTTGTCAGGGCTTTTTTTATGTCCGGATGCCGTCACTGTATCCTGCTCATCCACCGGCTCCGGCTATCTTTCTCCTATTCTGCGCGGCAAATCCTGATGAGCAAACTCACAACCGGGGTCGCTTACAGCGTATCCGCAGGCGAAGTTGTCCATGGCGTCCTGACCTTTTTCAGTCCGGAAGAGTGGAGCGCCGTCGGCGTTCTTGCCGGTATCAGCCTTGCGACCATCACCTGCATCATTAACTGGTATTACCGGCGCAAGACGACACTGGCAGAAATCAGGGCATTGCGCTGTACCTGCCAAGAAGAGCCGCGCTGAAAAATGGTCATACCGGCCGCACTGCGTAACAGACTTCTGGCTGCAGCTGGTGCAGGTGCCCTGACTCTGACAATCACGCTGCTGGGCGGTCCGGATGGTCTGGAAGGGCGTCGTTATGTTCCCTATCGGGATGTCGCCGGTGTGCTCACCGTCTGTGATGGTCACACCGGCCCCGATATTGTCAGTAACAAAACCTATTCCGACAGGGAGTGCGACAGCCTGCTACGCGCAGACCTGAAACCCGTTCAGGCAGACGTAGACAGCATGGTCACGGTCCCCCTCAGCGATTATCAGCGCGCCGCACTCTACAGCTTTGCCTATAACACAGGCACTGACGCTTTTTCCCGCTCTTCCCTTCTGAGAAAACTCAACGCAGGCGACACGACGGGTGCCTGCAATGAACTGCGGCGCTGGATCTTTGCCGGTGGCAGGAGGTGGAAAGGGCTAATGAAGCGTCGCGAAACTGAGCGTGCACTTTGCCTGTCGGAGAGCAGCGATGACCTTAAGCCGCGTTAAGTGGGGTGCCGTTACCATCACAGGCCTGCTACTGCTGGTCATCGCGCTAAGCGTCGCCCTGAAGCTTCAGTCCTTATCGAAAGTCGTGGTTACTCAGCAGAACAGGCAGTTGGCGCAGCAAAAAGCTGCAGCAGAGATGCTCGCGACTAATGTCCTCAGGGCAACAGCCCTCTTCAGCGACATTGCCCGGGCAACTCAGGATGCAAATCAGGCAGGCGATGAAGAGAGTGAGCGCAGGGTGGTGGTTATTCAAAAGCTGGTCAGGGGTAACAGCTGTGCCACTGAACCTGTGCCTCGTCCTGCTGCTGACCAGCTGCGTGCGCACCGGGACAAAGTACGTACCGGTTCCGCCAGTACCGATACCGGTGAGTCTGCTGGCTGACTGCGCTGTGCCTTTGATTCCTGACCCGTTGACCTGGGGAGACAGCCTGGAGCTGAATGAGCATCTGCTTAACGCTCTGGAGCAGTGCAACCAGGACAAGGCCGCCATCCGGCAAATTGAACGGGAACGGCAGAAATGAATTTCCTCCAGTGGCTGAAAGGCCAGTTTATCCACCCTGAAGAAGCGAGTACTGAAATGTCAGAATCAATGAATGACGAAGTTGTTGAACAGTCCGGATTCTCTGCCGAAGCAGCGCAGATACCCCCATCAGCTGAAGTCAAAGTGGGCGTTCATGATTTTGAAGCTGCGCTGGCGTTTGTTGAAAGTGGGGTTGCTCTGCTGGGCGAAGCCGCAAAGGACGATGTGAAAGCACTGGCAATTAAGTATCTCTGAGTAATGCAGTGCACCCGACGTGCAAGGTAGCGTGATAACTACATGAAGCATCAGGTATGATTCTCATCCAAAGAACTCAGGATGAGGATCATATGAAAAAGATAGTCAAAATTTTATTCATCGCTATTACAGCTCTGGCAGTGCTCGCATTTGCTGTAATGATTCTATTGATAGTATCGATCAGACCTTCAAAAGTTGATGCTGCCCAGGCTGAAGCCTGCCGACATTATGATAATCAGACCATAATGATTAAGGTTATTCGGGCTAAGACCGGAGATCAGGCTGAATGGAAAAGTTTCTCTGACGCTCAGGAGGCAGCTCAAAAGAATGGGATTCTTATCGATTATGGGCAGATGACATTCGGGAACGATATCTGGTTAGTGCCTTTTACTCAGCGTAACGGTCAGTCAGCTATCGGGGAATACTTTGGCATGCTGGACTGCACGACAGAGAGTGTTGAATTCAGTAAAAAGTGATTTTCCCAGACTAGCGCCGACTGCAGCTCAACGCCACCTGCACGAAGCAATCTGCCATCTCATCCTCCGGCATGGATGATGCAACCAGTGCCCGACTTACTGACGCCGCTCAACGGGATTATTTCACCCTCAGAGAGCGAATCGAAGTCGCCGGAAAGCAAATAGCCGGGCTGCAGCAGTACATCAAAGAGAAGTGCTTAAAGTGATTTTGTGAGATAGCATTACCTCAAATGTGAGGATGCAAAATGAACATAAAGCCAACATTCGAAGATTATACGGAAGCAGAATTCACCCAACTTGTGAGTGAAATCTGCAGCGCAAAAGGCGGTGAGGCTTATCAGGACCAACTACTGGAAAACTTCATTACAGTAAGTGAGCATCCTGAAGGTTCGGACTTGATCTATTACAGCGATGATGACAAGGCAACTCCAGAGAGGATCGTCGCTGCTATTAAAGCATGGCGTCAAGCCCAAGGTAAAAATGGCTTCAAGTCATAAGTAATAAAGCTTTATCGCGGGAACTTTTTGTGATCAGCACAAGGCGCATTTGCGAGTGCGCTTGATGATGATATGTTGCTATCTCACAAAAGGAGGTAGCATGACTATTGAGGCCGCTCAACAGGCGATAACAACCCCGTGGGATAAAATCTTACCTTTAACAATTAGCCCATTTTTTGCCCTGGTTGGTGCTTTGGTCGGTGCTCTATTGGCAAACCACTTCGCAGAAAAGAGATTTAAAAAACAGATTCAATACGAGACTGATAAAGAAAAATTGAAAATAGCTAGAGAAAAGGGCGAAGAGTTACTTGTCACCCTATCTAAATGGGGTAAGCAGTTGTATTTCGTCCAAATGGCAAGACTTTCAACTCTTAGTGGAAACAGAACTGCTGAAGAAATGGATGAGTTTTTCAAAGAAGTTACAGATCCATACACACATGTTGAAGCTCAAGTTCTCTTAGGTGTGTATTTTCCTGAATATAGCGACGAGTTAGACAATCTTTTTAAGCTAATTGATTCAACAAATCATATCTATGAATCTTTTATGATTGATGGCGCCAACAAAAATGTCGGAGTCCGGACGCTTGGAGAGCAAGCCTCAAAGGCAGAGGAAGCTCTGGATGGGTTAATAGAGAGCATCAGATATCACATCGTTAAGAAATACACATAACCGCCTAAGGGCGGTTATTATTGTGCTAATAACATAAGCCGCTCAATGAGCGGCTTCGATAATGGATTAAGCTATAAGCTCCTGAAATTTTTGTTCAGCGTCTTCAAGATTCGAGCAAACAATATTGCATTCAATTTTTAATTGTTCGCCGTCAGCCGACTTCCAGAATTGGCCAACATGATGCTTTATCACGTCGCCGACTTGCAGCTGAACATCACTTGGGGAGCGCACTGCAGAGAAGAATCTGTTGCCATCACTTTTAAACAAGTAAGCAATCAGGTGAGCACCTTCGATTTCATGCTTTTTAAGAACTTCATAATGCATTACATCAACCATTCTTCCTCCTTGGAATAAAACATGGCACTCACCGACAAACAAGAGATGTTCTGTCGCGAGTACCTCATCGATTTGAACGCCACGCAGGCTGCTATCCGGGCAGGGTATAGTGCAAAGGCCGCGAACGTACAGGGTGCTCAGAACTTATCAAAGATTAGTATTCAGAACCGTATTTCAGATCTCAAATTACAGCGTAACGAACAAATAAACATTGATGCTGCTTATGTTCTTAACCGCCTGATCGAGATTGACCAGATGGACGTGCTCGACATCATGACAGATGACATGAGCATCAAACCTGTGTCGCAATGGCCTTCATCATGGCGTCGATACCTTAGCGGATTCGATCTGGCCGAGATGTTCGACGGCCGGGGCGAAGAACGGGAGATGGTCGGCATCCTCAAAAAAATTAAATGGCCGGATAAGGTCAGAAACCTCGAACTGCTCGGCAAACATATTACGGTACAGGCGTTCCGCGAGCAGGGTACGACGTCACTGACAAGCAAAGACGGTGGCCCGCTTGAGGTTGCGCTGCTTTCACGCGAGGAATACCGGCAGGCGCGCCGGGAAATGCTGGAGGATGACGACTGCTGACTTTAAGACCGCTGCACGCCGTATAGAGTGTGAAGAGGACGGGCTCTATTTCACCCGGTACTTCTTTAAGCAGCGCACCGGTAGCAGAATGATCGTCGCGCCTCATCATCAGGTGATACAGCGGACGCTGGACCGGGTGATTGATGGCGACATCCGGCGACTCATCATCAATGTGCCCCCGGGCTACACCAAGACGGAACTGGCCACCATTAACATGATGGGCCGGGGGCTGGCGCTGAACCGCCGCGCCCGCTTTATGCATCTGTCCTATTCCCACAACCTGGCATTACTGAATTCATCAACCACGCGGAGCATCGTGAAGTCTGCTGCCTTTCAGGCCATGTGGCCGATGGCGCTGCGCGATGATGCCGACAGTAAAGCCATGTGGTGGACCGAATACGGCGGCGGGGTGTATGCCTCGTCCGCTGCCGGACAGGTCACCGGCTTTCGTGCCGGGCATATGGAGTCGGGCTGGCAGGGCTGTCTGATTCTTGATGACCCGGTAAAGCCAGACGACGCTTACAGCGAAACCATACGCGTCGGGGTCAACACCCGCTTCAACGAAACCATTCGTTCCCGTCTGGCCATTGAGATCACGCCCATCGTGGTCATCATGCAGCGCATTCACTACCACGATCTGAGTGGCTATCTGCTGCGCGGTGGCAGTGGCGAACAGTGGCATCATCTGAACCTGCCGGTGCTGATTAATAACAGCGAACAGTATTCGCTGGTGTACCCGGAAAACTTACACGCGATACCCATCGAACATGGTCTGGCTGACGGGTGGCTCTGGCCCTACAAGCACAATGAATCGCATCGCACCTCACTGTTTTCACACCGGCGCACAGCGGAAGCACAGTATATGCAGCGGCCCCGCCGGTTTAATGCCGACGGTGCACTCTGGACCGAAGCGATGGTGTCCGGTGCACGCGCGCTGGATATCACTCTGCAGCCGTCGCGGACGGTCGTCGCCATTGACCCGCAGGCGACCAACAGCGAAGACAGTGATGAAACCGGGATTGTGGTAGCAAGCAGTTACGGGCGTGGTAATGACCGGCTGTTTTCTGCTGACGCAGATTACTCCGGTAAGTACTCGCCGAACGGATGGGCGAAGCGCGCCACACGGGCCTATGAAGATCACCACGCTGAAGCCATCGTCATTGAAACCAACCAGGGCGGCGACATGGCCGAGGACACGCTGCGCAATGCGGGCTACCGCGGGCGGATCGTCCGCGTTCATGCCAGTAAGGGCAAGTTTGCCCGGGCTGAGCCCATTTCAGCGCTGTATGAGCAGGGCCGGGTGGCGCACCGTGGCAACCTCTACCAGCTCGAAAACCAGCTTCTGGAATACGTGCCCGCTACCGCGAAGAAATCACCGGACCGCCTGGATGCACTGGTCTGGGCCATTACAGAACTGTTCCAGCCGAAAGGCACAACAGTCCGTCCATTCTCTGCCTGACAGAATATCAATATGAGCAACGACGTCCGGAAGCGATCGCCCAAAATCGAGTCGATGGCCGGATGCTGGCCCATGATCAGCACACTGCTGGGCGGCACTGCCGCCATGCGTGCTGCAGGCAAAACGTATCTGCCGAAATGGCCCAGTGAAGAAGAGGCGTTTTATCAGAACCGGCTGTCGGTGGCGACGCTGTTTCCGGCGTTTTCGCGTACGGTCGAGGTGCTGAGTGGCAAACCTTTCTCCCGTCCGGTCACCTGGAATGAAGAAGCGGTGCCTGCACGAATACGTGAAATGTTCGGGGATGTGGACCTGCAGGGCACTAACCTGCACTCCTTTCTGGCTGACACTTTTGAAGAAGCGATGGCCTACGGGCTCTGCGGCATCCTTGTCGAGCACCCACCTGCGGATAAACAGCTCTCTCTTGCTGAAGAGCGCCAGCGCGGATTGCGGCCTTATTTCGCCAGGGTGAATGCCACCAGCCTTCTGGATTACGACTCAGAACGGGTCAACGGGCAGGAGACGTTCACGCTGCTGCGCTTCGTCGAGACGGTCAGTGAGCGCGACCCGCAGAATGAATTTGTCGTGATAAATATTGAGCAGGTCAGGGTGCTGAATCCCGGCCGCTGGCGGATTTATCGCGAAAAGCTGAATGAAACGAGCGGGGTGCTGGAGTGGCAGCTGCATGACGAAGGCACTACCAGCCTGAAGAAAATAACCTTTGTTCCGGTCTATGGCGACAAACGCGGCTTTATGAACGGCCGGCCGCCGCTGGCTGAACTGGCCTGGATCAACGTCGAACACTGGCAGTCCCGCAGTGACCAGCAGACCATCCTGCATGTCGCCCGCGTACCGGTGCTGTTCGGCAAAAAACTTGGCGACGGCCCGATTTCGGTGGGTGCGGCATCGGCCATCCTGTCAGAAGAGGATGAAGCAGACCTGCGTTATGTGGAGCACAGCGGCAGGGCCATCGAGGCCGGGCGCACAGACATCATCGACCTTGAAGAGAAAATGCGCCAGATAGGGGCAGAACTGCTGGTGGTAAAACCCGGCCACCGCACCGTGGTGCAGACGCTGACCGATAACGAAGCGGGCACCAGTGCCCTGCAGCGCATGGTGTGTGACCTCACCGATGCGGCCCGGCTGGCGCTGCAGTATCTGGCGGAGTGGATTGGTGAGTCCGAAGGCGGACACGTCACTATCTTCAGTGACTTTGGTGCTACCACGCTGGCTGAAGCCTCGGCTGACTTCCTGGTGGACATGTATAAAACGCGGGCACTGTCCGACGAGACGCTGTTTAACGAGATACAGCGCCGTGGCCTGATTAACAGCGAACTCCGCTGGGCGGAAGAGCAGGCGCGTATCCGCGCAATGCCGTGCCCGGTATCAGATAAACCGGCCACAACAACGCCGGCTTAATCTTCTCCGGGCCCGTGCAGATGCATGGGCCTTCTTTTATTGCCGCTCGCTGCGGATGCAGCGCGGTGCCACGGGCCGGATGGCTCATTACTGGTTGGATGACCCTGATGAAACTGAAACTCGATGAGAACGGCCATGTGGTCGTCAACGATGGCAAACCTGTGTACGTACAGGATGACGGTAAAGAGCAGGCGTTTGATGTCCCCGGCACCCTGCAGACCATCTCGCGTCTTAACGGTGAAGCAAAGTCGCACCGTGAGCGTGCGGAAAGTGCAGAAACGCTGCTTAAGACCTTTGAAGGGATTGATGATCCGTCAGCGGCGCTGGCAGCACTGGACACCGTGAAGAACCTGGAAGACAAAACGCTGGTGGATGCCGGTGAAGTCGAAAAGGTCCGCACTGAAGCCGTCCGGGCGCTGGAAGAGAAGTATGCGCCCATCGTAAAAGAGCGCGACGACCTGAGCCAGAAGCTCACGGCGGAGAAAATTGGCGGCAGTTTCGCCCGTTCAAAATTCATTGCCGAGAAAATGAGTATTCCGGCTGACCTGGTGGAAGCCCGGTTCGGCAGCAACTTTCAGGTAGTCGGTGACGCCGTCACGGCGTTTGATCGCGACGGAAACAAAATCTTCAGTGCGGCCAGACCCGGTGAAGCGGCGGGGTTTGATGAAGCACTGAGCATTCTCGTTGAGCATTACCCCTACAAAGACCAGATCCTCAAAGGCACCGGCGCATCAGGCGGCGGTTCCGGCGGCGGCAATGGCAATACGAATCCGAACACACTGACCCGCGCACAGTTCGAATCCCTCAGCCCTCAGGAGCAGAGCGAACGGGCCTGTGCGGGTGTACAGATTACCGATTAACAGGATAACCCTGCATGTCTAATACCCTGACTCAACTCATTCCCGACCTGTATCAGTCGCTGGACATCGTGTCCCGTGAACTCTGCGGGTTTATTCCCTCCATCACGCTGGACGCCACAGCTGAACGCGCAGCGCTCAACCAGCCGATTCGTATCCCTGTGACACCGGCTTCAGACGCTGAAGATGTGAAGCCCGGACAACTGCCCCCGGATGACGGTGACCAGGATATTGGAAATGTGTCGCTGGCCATTACCAAATCGCGCATGGTGCCGTTCCGCTGGGAAGGCGAACAGCAGAAGGGCATTAAATCCGGCCCGGGTTATCACGGTATCCGCCGTGACCAGGTCACTCAGGCGATGCGCACACTGGTCAATGAAATCGAAGAAGATCTGGGTCTGCTGTTCCGCCGCGCATCACGCGCAGCCGGTGAGGCAGGAAAAACACCGTTCAAAGATACACTCACTGACACGGCCCAGGTACGCAAAATTTTGACTGACAATGGTGCACCGTTGAGCGATCTGCAGTGCGTCATTGACACCACTGCAGGCGCGGCGCTGCGTACCATGGCGCAGCTCACCAAAGCCAATGAAGCAGGAACCACTGCGCTGCGTTCTCAGGGCACACTTCTGGAGCTGCATGGTTTTACTCTGCGTGAATCGGCGGGTATCGCTCAGGCTCAAAGTGAGTCGGGTGAAAAGCCGGTCAAGGACAGAACCTTCATTGTTGCAGAAGATCTCGCTGAAGGAAGCCTGTCTGTAAAAATTGAGCCCACGGGCAACGACAACAGCAAATCCAGTGTGCCCGGGTTCGTTGAGGAGGGGTGCGTCGTCATTATTGGGAAGCACAAATATATAGTTGCCGCTAAAAGTTTTAACACCATCGACATTCATAAGCCCGGGCTGATGGAAAATGTTAAGCCAGGAACCAAACTGGAAATTGTCAGTGAATTTACTGCCAACTTCGCATTCAGCCGTTCAGCCATCATCCTGGCCACCCGCGCCCCGGCGCTGCCGGAAGAAGGCGACATGGCGGATGACCGCATCATGATCACCGACCCGCGCACTAACATGTCGTTCGAAGTCTCCATGTACAAACAGTATCGCCGTGTTCGTTATGAAATCGCTGCTGCGTGGGGCTGTCAGAACATCAAACCAGAACACACCGCCGTTTTGCTGGGCTAGCCTGTAGCTGCCATTTCCGGTGACATTTCACTGAATGAGGTATCTCATGCTGACTCCCCAACAGCAGGCGGACGCACGTCGTTACATGGGCTATCCGATGCTGGGTGATACCACTCCGGACGATCGCTCAGATGTGGCGTACGCGCAGGTCACCTCCGGACGATATCAGACGCTGGCGCATCGACTGAACACGCTGCGGGATGAGGAGGAACAGATTGTGGCGAACTACCTCATTACGTTGGCAGGGCTGGAGAGCGGTATTGCCCGCGCTGCGGAAAATCTTGATACGGATAAAGCAGCGGTATGGCAGCGTAACCGATCTGAAGTGTCAGATCGCACGCGTCTGTACAATCAGTGGCGGCGTCAGCTCTGCGGACTACTCGGGATCCCGCCGGGCCCGTCGCTGGGCAAGGGCGCATCAACTGTGACCCGATGCTGATATGGACGCGCATGAGCTGGCGGCGAAGGTGAACCAGGGTAACGGGAAGGCCGCGAAACGCCTGGGCGGTGTGGCGAGTCATTACCGGGCAGCCTCACCCTTCAGCCCGCTGGATGCGCAACCGCTACGGGAGCTTTCGGCCTCATTCACCACCGATTATGGCTATATGAGGGCGGCGCGTTTCGGACAGGCCACCCGTATTGGTATCTTTGACGCGGCGGGGTTTGAGGCAGGCGATATCCTGGTGTCCACAGAGGGGACCTTTTACGTGGCAGCCATGCCGCTGTTACAGCCTATACTGTGTGTCAAAGCTGAGCGGCTTGTCAGTATCCGGCGTACCGCTCAGACGGGTAATGATGCCGGGCTTCAGGATTACGGTGGCACGACTGCAGCAAATGAAGCGCTAATCATGTCCGGCTGGCCCGCCAGTATTGTGCTGAGCCGGGGCGGTGAGCACAGCCCGCTGAAGCTGCCAGGTGAAACGCGCAGCGCGTGGCACAACATTATGATGCCCGCGTTCAGAGGCGTCTTTGTTCATGCCGGGGATTTTATAACGGATGACGCCGGGCATCGTTTTGTCATCAGCGGCACGGAGCTTACCGACATGGGCTGGCGTCTTACGGCGCTTCAGGTGGCGGTGTAACATGGCCAGTACCGACGATGTCGCCCGCTTCCTGGCGAGGCGGGTAGCCGGGGTGGTGTATCCTGGAGGCTGCCAGTTACCCGGTATTGTTAACGCTTCAGTAAAAATCTACGCGGGCTGGCCGGTGCCGGGAACACTGCAGCAGGATATAGATAACGGTGGTGTGCACATCTCCGTCTGGCCGCTGCCGACAGAGCGTAAAATCAGCACGGCGCTTGGCAGGCCGTTCCGTTTAATGGCGAAGGGCAAACCCACACTGCAGTTCACAGTGAACGGCACCACAATAGGGGTTTCCGGTGTGGCGTCGTCACTCACAAACGTGCTGATAACCCTTAACAGGAAAACGTTCAGTTTCCATTTCCGGGCGGGAACCACGGCTGGACGGGCAATACACGCGCTGTCTGCAGCACTGCCGAAGTCATTCACTGTGCTCAGCAGTGTCTGCATCCCGCTGGCAGAGCATCTCAGTATTTCCGTTACCACCGCGGGCACGGCTGTAAAAGAGCTGCACAGGCAGATAAAGGATTTTCAGATTACTGTCTGGGCACCTGCGCCCGGCCTCCGGGACCGCATCGGCAGTGCCATTGATACGGCGCTCTCTGAACAGTGTCACATTGACCTCAACGACGGCGCGCCCGCGCAGCTCCTTTATGCCCGGCAGTTTGATTCGGACAGGTCAGAGAACTGGCATGTCTACCGGCGCGACCTGATTTTCAGCGTGAATTACGCCACCACCCGGACCATCACCGCACCTGAGGTGACACAGTTTGAGGTCACCCTGAACGGGCACCAGACCACGCGATAACCCCTTTTTTCCAGCATCAGCTCACGCATACGGAGTTTCCCTCATGCCGATTTATTCAACCGGCGACCTCAACACGTCTGCACTCACGGCACCTGACCTTTATGTCCAGGTTGTCCCGCCCCGGGCCCGTTACATTAACGGTGTACCCACCGACGGGCTGGGGCTGGTGGGTGTGGCATGCTGGGGGCCGGTTAACAGCGCCTTTTGTATCCGTTCTGATAACGACATGGCCTTCTTTCTGGGCGCGCCTAAAGACCGCCAGTATGACCTGGCCACGGCGGCTGCCATTTCACTGCAGCTGGGTGCTGCAAACCTGAACTGTGTGCGTGTGACAAACGGTCAGGATAAAGCGGCCAGTGGCCGACTCTGTGAAAATGCCAGTAAATCAGGCCTGCTGCTGACCGCACTCTACAGCGGTACGCGGGGAAACCAGATAATTGCAGGTATCGGCAGCGGTACCGCCGTGAATTCGAAAAAACTGACCCTCAGTCTGCCGGGCGTGAGTGCGGAAGTCTTCGATAACCTGCAGGGTGAAGGGGATGTGTTGTGGAAAGCCATAGCGCAGGCAGTAAATCACGGCCAGATGAATATCCGTGGCCCTAGCCAGCTGGTACGTGCGAAAGTCACTGAAAATGAAGCGCCCGCACAGGCCGCGGTTAAAGAGGTTACTCTCAGTGGCGGCACTGACGGCGCGACCGGTATCACGGATGCTACGCTCCTGGGGACGGATGGCACTGATGCACCCCGTAAGGGCATGTACGCACTGCGTGGCACGAATTCACAGGTCATCAACCTTACCGATGTGACCGATAAAGCGTGCTGGCCCGCCATGGCAGCGTTTGCGCGCTCCGAAGGTGCCTATGCCATCGCCCAGGGCCCGGCCTCCGCAGGATGCAAGGCGGTGTCAGAAGCACTCAACAGCTCTGGCGTGGACGACTGGCATCTCAAGCTGATTGTGGGTGACTGGCCTTACTGGAAGGACACCGCAAACGGCACAAACCGCATGATTGCGCCCGCCACGTTTGAAGCGGCCAACATTGCCGCCCGGGCACCGCATATCTCCACGCTCAACAAGCGCATCCCCGGCATCATTGCCACCGAGCGGCAGCTGGCGGGGCGTCCATACTCCGTGCCGGAAATTGGGGCCATCAATTCAGCCCGCCTCGACGTCATCACCAATCCGTGTCCGGGCGGCAGTTACTTTGGGATGCGATCAGGGCGCAACACCTCATCGAATCCGACCCAGAACGATGATACCTACACCCGCATGACCAACTTCCTGTCGCTGACCATTGCGGCGAGCTTCGGCAGCGTGGTGGGTGACAATCAGACCACGGACCTTCGCCGGGAAACCAAAAGTACGCTGGAGTCTTTCCTGTCAAATCTGGAGACGCTGAAGATGATTGGCGACCCGAATGGCGGACCTGCCTTTGCGGTGCGCCTCGATGCGGCCAATAACCCGGATGCGCGCGTGGCACTGGGCTACATGACCGCCGATGTGCAGGTAAAGTATCTCAATGTGGTGCGCTACTTCCTTGTGAATCTGGAAGGGGGCGGCAGCGTGTCCATCTCCGTCTCAGACAGCTTATCGCGCTGAACACTGACTGACTCATTACTCCGGAGATAAACCATGCCAACCCTTGGCTATACCATCGGGCGTGATATTGCCGTCGATATCATCACGCCCACGGGGAAACTGCGCATTCCCAAAATCATGAGTTTTGACTCAAAGCCGCAGGTCTCGACCCATAAAATCACTCCGCTCAATGGCATTACCGATGAACTGCAGATCCCCGTTGGCTGGAATGGCACCATTACGGCTGAACGTATGGATGCCACGCTCGATGACTTCTGGGCGAAGTGGGAAGACAACTACTACAACGGCATCGATCAGCCCCGCGGCACCATTACCGAAACCATAACCGAGGCAAACGGCACCATCAGCGTGTACCGCTACGAGGGCGTGTCGTTTCACCTCACCGATGCCGGTAACAAGCAGGGCGAGAAAACGGTGAGCCAGACCCTGTCATGGACAGCCAGCCGCCGTAAAAAAGTGAACTGAGGAATAAATAATGGTGCAGGTCAGAGTGCATGAGACGTCGCCCGCCGTGGCGGAATCGCCGGTAAAGCCAAACCAGGTCAGGGATGCCAGCGGGCGCGTCATCACCCTGCGTGAGCTGGACCCGGTGCAGGAATCCCGTCTGACCGTAGCGGTCGGCCCGGAAATGGCTATCAATGTGATGTACATGAACATGTATGCCTTTCCGGCGGCGGCCGTAGCTGACATTGACGGCGAAGAATACCCGGTACCGCAGAACCCGAAGCAGATTGAAAGCATGCTCGCCATCCTGGGCAAAAACGGACTGAAAGCGGTCAGTGCCTCCCTGCGTGACATGTCGAACGACAGGGACGATGAGGCCACGGAGACCGCCGCAAAAAACTAGCGCAGAACCCCGGGTTTATAAACCAGTGCTGGCTGATGAAAGCCGGGGTTCCGTTCAGCGTGATTTTTCCAGGCCTGACAGCGCTGATGCCCCATGAGCGCATTGCCATGGGTGTGGTCATCGGCGAGCTCGAGGGTGGCACCTACAACTGGAGCACACGAAGGTGGGAGGAGAGTAAGTAGTGGACCTTGAGCAGTTTGCACGTGAACTGTCTTCTGCCTCAGCCTCAATCGCTACCGGGCTGGAGGTAAGTTTCCGCGTTATCGTCAAAGAGATTGAGGAAACGGCGAAGGAAGAAATCGGCGTGTACCAACCTGCTTATCGGCCGTTTGAGGCCTGGGCACCACTGGCAGCCTCCACCAGAGCCGACCGTGTTCGCCAGGGGTACAGCGAAGATGAGCCGCTGCTGCGGTCAGGCAGGCTCAGAGACTCCATCCAAAGTGAAGTTGTGGGTCTGGCAGCCATCGTTGGGACCAAAAGTGAAATCGGGCTCTGGCAGGAGGTCGGGACTGATCGTATACCGCCGCGGCCCTTTATCGGCCCCGCTTACGTGCGCAAGATTGACCCCTTGATGGAGTCGATCGGACTGGCGATTTCTTGTTGTTTGAAAGTGTCCTGAGTGGTGTTGAGGTTAAGGTTATACTGAAAATTGCCGATATAGTGACAAAAGGGAGTTGCTGAGGAAGTATGTTTTGTGGTTTTCTTTAGCAACACAGAGCGCGCCATAAGTTGATACAATCAAGTTTTGTCATCAATCATCCAAAAAACGAGCGGGTTTTGCTCTAAAATGAATAATCATTGGCGGACGTTTCATCTAAAGTTAAAGCTAACGCAGGCTCCAATAGTCTCGGCTAAGGAGAACAATCATGACAAAATTTAACATGCAGATTAAGCAGAACTATGCCTCTTTCTTTTTCAAAGAAAGTGATAAGTGTGTGATTGTTGACAGTTTTGATAATCAAGAATTTGATGTGCGTGTCGGTACGATTGGCGAAAGCAAGCTCGTTGGTACAGTGAACGCTTACTCTGACGAAGAGTTAAATGAGAAGTTAGAACGCGTAACGGCAGACTATATATGACAATAACGCGTCAAGGTTTGGACGATCTTGAGGCGATAATTAATGATAGCCTTGAGACTGAGTGCATAGAGATGACTTTTTCGGGGCATTTCTCTTTCGATAGAGTAAATGACCCGAGGAACAAACCAGCAATAACCCTAAAAGAACTTGAAGATATCTTCGTTAAGTTCAAAGCAGCTCACGCCAAAGTTGTGTCTGGCTATTCCACAAATGATACCTTCGTACTGAAATGCAACAAAACTAAAATCAATTTGCCATGCGGTGTTGAGTTGACGAGAAAGCATGGCAAACCCTGGATGAAAGTCACCGTGATGACGGTGATGAGGAAAGACCCGTTCTTAACAAATGATAAATACGAATTGTTCGTGAATTGAGTGCATTTATCGCAATTGACATTAACCTAGCTACGGCTGGGTTTTTTTATGCCCGCAAATCGAGGTCTCTATGGATGTTCAGGCTTACCGCGTAGCTGTGCGCCTTGCGCTGGACGATCAGCTTACGCGTAGCCTGCTGCAGGTCAGTCGCGATGCAATCGAGCTCAATAAGAAGTTCGTCACCATCACCAGGAACATCAAAGCATTGACGAGTGCGGCCCGTGAGGCGACATCCGCTTTGAGGGCTCTCAATCGCTCCCTGAACAATCAGTTCTCCGGCGCATCCCGCGGCGCGCGTGAATATGCCGGTGCCATCCGTGAGATAGCTGATCAGACGCAGCGCATCAACCGGGCCTCCCGGCATGCGCCAAGGGCTGCGGGAAGCATTGGTGCCGCCATGACGCTGCCCGTTCTGGCAGCAGGTGCCGCCGCTGCAGGCGGCAGCGGTGGAGTTGGCAACCCTGACGTAAGACATGCACTGCCTCCGCCTTCAGGACAGGGGGGCTGGTGGCATGGCTGGCATAACGGTGTGCCGCCGGGCGGCTGGGGTGTGGGTGGCGCAGGGCGTGGTGGCGGTGATGGACACCCTCCCGGCGGAGGCTCCTTTTCAGAGGGTATGACCAATCTGGCAACCGGCTATCTGGGTTTCAGAATGCTGAAGGGCTTTGTTGATGAGGCAGCCCGCTACCAGACCATGACCGAGAAGTTCAGACAGTTCGGCATGGGTCAGGCGGCAACAGAAGATGCACTGCGTTTCGCTGAAACTACCCGTATCCGTGGCTCCTCGGCTACTGACATGCTGAAATATCTTGTGGAAGCGCAGGGGGTATTCAGCGAATCGGGAGCAAAAACGCTGGATGAGCAGCTGCGCGCGGCAAAACTGGCGGCACCGGTGCTGGCGCGAATCAACTTCGCCTCCCGCGGGCTGGATGAACATCAGCGTGAAGCCACAACCGCAAAACAGATGGATATGCTGCGCTTCACCGAGACGGCGGGTGGACTGAAAAGCCCGGGGCGCTTCAATGAACTGATGGACGCGGCGTTCCGTGCCATACAGTCTTCAGGCGGTAATGTCGATTTCACCCAGTACCGTCAGTTTATGGCCAGAGCGGGGACTTCGGCCTTCAATCTGAGCAATAAAGCCCTGTTTGCTGAGCTGGAGCCGATTATCGGTGAACTGAAGGGCAGTTCAGCGGGTGATGCGCTGATGACCGCTTACAACCGGTTAAACGGGATTGTGAAGCTGCCTAATCAGGTCACGCACGACCTGATGACGATGGGCATCTGGGATGCCAGCAAGATAGAGCTAAACAGCCTGGGCGGCGTGAAGCGTTTCCGGGGCAATCCACTTATCAACGCGCAGCTCTTCAGCCAGTCGCCTGTCGAATACTATGAAAACGTCATCCTGCCACTCTACCGCAGGCACCATTACACCGAAGAACAGAAGCAGCGTGAGAACGCCCTGATATTCGGGCGTACCGGCGGCAAGATGTTCAGTCTCATCGACAAACAGCTTGAGACCATTCATCACCGCATTGATGCCTACGGAGTCGCGCGCGGCCTGAATGATGCCTATGGTGCGGTCGGCAGCACTTACAACGGCAAAGCGATCGACTTTCACAAGAAATGGCAGGACCTGCAGCGGGTAATGGGGAAGGACGGCGGCCTGCTGGACACATTCACGCAGGGGCTGGACACGCTCACGCACTCTCTTCAGCAGATGGCAGACATTGCACACCGGCATCCTGAAATGGCGAAGTTTGCGGGGCAGGCGGCACTGGCGGTTACCGGTCTTGCAGGTATCAGTGGCGGATTCTGGCTCATCAGACATGCTGCGGGCGCACTGCTGACACCACTTAAACTGGCGGGCTGGGGCATTGACCTGCTTATTGGCAGAAGCGCCACTACAGGTCTGACAGGACTCACCGCCGCGCTGACCGGTCTGCCGGGCATAATCTCTGCCGTAACGCTTACCGCCCTGTATCCGGGCAGAACGGTATCGCAGAGCCGGGAAATGGCAGAGCGTGGCAGACTGGCACGTCAGAATGCGCTTGACCACGGCGTTGCCTATAAACCCTGGATGCCTGCCCAGGCGGACTTCGACAGACAGCATCTTCGTGAGCAGGCGTTTCGTAAAACCGGCAGGTATCCCCCGATACCGCCAGTTTCTGGCGCTAATAACGGGCAGCACGTAAATCTGCTGATGACGCATGAAGGTCGCCAGGTACTGGTGGCTACGGTCATGAGTGGCATCAGTAAGCAGGCCACCAGAGCACCGGCCTCCACCAGCACCTTCGATCCATCCATGCTGATGGTGTATCCCGGTCAGGCTGGCAGCCTCTCTCTGCCCTGATGACAGCCTGGTTTGAACCACATCCCTGCAGGCAGGCCTTATATGCCTCTTCTTCAGCTAACACCTTCACAGCTTCCGGTATTCAGAATTCTGAACGCCGCTTTGGCCATGCTGATTTCACTGTTTAAGGCTTTTCGAATATCGCAGTCACTGCGTTCCGTTACGGCAACCGTGAGATTATCTGTGGAGCAGGATTATGCTTAATGAATTCGTTTTATTGCTGATGCTCATGGGCGCAGGGCCGGCATCTGCCGGAGTGGCGCATCATCAGGCAAACACTGGCATTACCGCAGAACAGCCGCAGCGTCCATCGCAGACAGATGCTCTGATGCGCAATAAACTGCTGAACGATCCGCTCTCTCCTGTCGTTGGTGCTGAGCAACCTGTACTGAAAATTGTCAGTTTCGTGAACTACGACTGTATTCATTGCAAACGACTGGACAGTAATCTGGAAAAGCTTTTAAAGGCCTATCCTCAGATTGCGATCACCTACAAACTGATTTCATACGGTCCGGAAGCGTCAACCGCTGTTACGCGCATGGCGCTAGCCGTCTGGATCGAAGAACCTGAAAAATTCCATGCTTTTCACCATGCGCTGATGTCAGACAGCGGTATGGGTGACGACCTGCGTATTTATTCAGCCCTGCATGCTGCCGGAATGAAAGTCACAACTTATCCGCTTGATACACAGAACATTATCGAAGTGAATAAGGCGTTAATGAGACGGCTTCATTACTCAGGTACGCCGACAACCATTATCGGGGACAGGGTGCTGACTGGCGAGGTTACTTATGACTTGCTGGAAGAGGCCGTCAACATCGCACTGGCCGGAATAAATGACAGTCATCATCTGGCTGACCTGCAGCAGAATAAAATCCGGACTGAATAACGTCTGGGTAGATGCTTTTTTGCACCATATTTGATGTCCGGACATCTTTTGCAGGCAGCCTGAACGGTCAGGCCCTGTAAATTCGCATGCCTCCCGACAGATGGCGGCTCCTATTTTCATTGTCAGTCATATCTGAAACAGGCACTCGCAGTATGTCCCTTCTGAATTCTCTTTCGCAGTTTGCGCCGGGCATTGATCCGACTGTGACCCGCCTGATGTTAGGCGACTTCGAATTCATGGAGTTTGAAGTCCCCGAACAGGTTGTCATTCACGGCAGGCAGAAAACCGTCCAGCATCAGATGATTGGCGGCCACCGCATTATTGATGTGCTGGGCACGGAGTATGAGCCACTGACCTGGTCTGGCACCATCACGGGCTCGCAGGCGGGTGAGCGTGTCAGCGCGCTTGAGCGGATGCGGGATGCGGGACACCCGGTTCTGTTGACGCTCGATGACTATCGTTTCACGGTGGTCATCACCGCGTTCAGTCCGGTCTACGCGTTCGTCTGGCGTCGCCCTTACTCTATTGAAGTGGCCATTGTTCGCAATGAGGGCACGCCAGCGAAAGTGGATGCCCTGACCGGGGCGCTGCGGGAGCTGATTGACAGCGACCTGGGCCGCGCGCTGGGCCTTGCCAGTATCATCAACGTTGATGCCGTTACGCAGGCAATCAGAAATCTGCATCAGGCGGTTAAGAAGGTAACGGACTTTGCGCATGCTACTGTTGCGCAGATTCAGTCCGTTGTCAGACCCCTGATTGCAGCCCGGAACATCATTCAGCATGAGCTGGCACTGCTCGAGGCTGCGGCACTGGAGATTACCTCGCTGGGTGGCCTGGTGCCCGGCAACCCAGTATCAAAGACCGTCAGTAATCTGCTCCTTCAGTCAGACCACGCGACCCGCATTCCGGCCCTGTATCATCTTCAGAATGTGCTGGGCAGGCTCAACAAAAATGTAAATTCAGGGCAGGCCGCCAATGGCGTCAGAGCGGTAACGTTGTCCGGTGGCAATCTCTATAAGGTGGCATCAGAGCAGTATGGGGACGCCTCTTTATGGACCAGTATTGCCGATGCCAATGACCTGGCCGATCCGCAACTGAGCGGCATTCACACGCTGAAAATACCCACCAGCTCGGCGAGTTAACGATGAACGTCAGCAACCCCATTACCGAATCGGGCACCCGCCAAGTCAGCGGGCGTTGTGTTTTAAATGGCACAGACGTGCCATTTGTATCATTCAGCGTTGAGAACAATGCCTTTCGTGGTGCAGGGACGTTTGAGCTTACACTGGCGATTTCAGCACTGCCGCCGGACATGCAGCTGCTTAACTGGTGGGCGGTGCAGACCACGATCAGGACCGAGCTGTTCATTTCGATAGTAACCCAGACCGGTGTTAACGAGAAAAAACACATAACAGGCAGCATTGATACCTGGCATTACGAACCGGCACGCTTTGAGATTTTAGCAGAAGGGCGCGATTTGACCGCAAAGCTGATTGACGCGAAGACACCGGGTGAAAGCTTTAAAAATCTCACCAGTTCACAGATAGTCACCACGCTGGCGCAGCGTCACGGCCTGACACCGGTTGTGGCGGCGACGACACAGCGCGTCGGTGAATACTATAAGATCGATTCGACACACCTGACAGGCGAACAAACGGAATGGGACCTGATCACCAGCCTGGCGGGCATCGAAAACTTTTCGGTTTATGTGGAAGGTGACAGCCTGCATTTCGAACCCCGACGCGACCCTGCCGGTGATGACGATTATGTTATCCGCTGGCAGCCTCCCGGTGAGCAGGCGTATCCCCGCTGCCATGTCTCCGATGACCTGACATTTTCACGTGCGCTGACAATTGCCAGGGGAGTATCGGTTGAGGTGCTCAGCTGGAATGCAAAGTGCAAGAATAAACAGTTCAGTGCCTCTTACCCAACCCCTGGTAAGCGAACAGTTCCCGGAAGCGCCTCATCTGACACGCAGATTTATCGTGTTATACGTAACGGATTAACGCCTGAAGCCGCTTATGCGCTGGCACAGTCCATCTACCGGCAGGTGATACAGCACGAGATGAACGTCAGCGGATCAACGGCAGGTGACAACCTGCTCATGCCTTTCATGCATGTACGTATTGAGGGTACACAAAGCCCGTTCGACCAGATTTACCATTGTGATCGGGTGCGACGTACGCTGAGCTGGGAAACAGGCTACACCATGCAGATGTCGGGTAAGAACCACAGCACGGCGCCGGGTGTTGAGCGGTGAGGGCGCTGCTGAATATCATGGCGGCGACATCGCGCCAGAGCAATGCGGGTAAGAGTGGCACACGTCAGGGCATTATCACGGCTTATGACCCGGATAACTACACAGTGAAGGTACTGCTGCAGCCGACGGGTGAGGAAACCGGCTGGATCCCCCTCAGCACGCCATGGGCAGGAAACGGCTGGGGGCTTGCGGCAGGGCCGATGATTGGTGCCGTAGCTGAGGTTGAGTTTGATTCCAGCCTGGCCGGGGTTGGCATGGCGGCAGGGCAGTTTTATAACGATGAAGACCGCTGCCCGGGCCCCCCTTCCGGTGAATTCTGGCTGGTGCATCAGGGCGGATCGCTTTTGAAGTTTCTCAACAGCGGGGAAGTCCTGCTGAGTGCGAAGGAAAAACTCATTTATGACGCACCAGCACATTACTTCACTGGTGGCGACGTCCGGATAGATGAAAATCTGACGGTCGGTAAAGAGATCAGCGACAACAATGGTCGCTATGGCACGGTTCATCATATTCGTACCGTTTATAGCGGTCACACACATCTCGAGAAAGGTCAGGGCAACTTTACAGCCCCGCCAGAACAGCAAATCAAAGCCACTCTGCAACGGTAACCTATGCACGACCTTTATCATTTTACCGGAGGAGATCTTGCGCCCTCCTCTACGGGCGATCTGCGCACGGCTCTGGGCAGCGTTCGCACGAAGCAACGTATTCTGCGACGACTGCTGACCAACCCGGGTGATTATCTGTTTCATCCTGAATACGGTGCCGGGCTGGGTAAAAAAGTCGGTGAAGCTGTACAGCCGGGCGAGTGGAAGTCGCTCATCAGCGGCCAGATGCTGCTTGAAGAGGCCGTCGCGCACTATCCACCGCCAGTTGTGAAACTGGTCCTGATTGAAGGGGGTGTCAGCGTATCCATTGTCTACACCGATGCCCTGACCGGCACGCCAGAAACTCTCCACTTCGATGTTGCGAGGTAAGCGGATGTCATCGCTCAACGTCAAATCCTTCACTGAACTCGTCGGCGAACAGGTCACAGCGATACAGGCTCGGGCAGCAAAGCTGGTGGATTTTTCCATCGGGAGCATTCTGCGGTCACTGGCTGAATCCAATGCCGGTGTGGTCATGTGGCTCCAGCAGCTGATTGTAAAGCTGCTGGTGACAACCCGCGCGGCGACATGCTCCGGCGAAGACCTGGACAGCTGGATGGCAGACTTTGGTTTTTTCCGTCGCTCTGCTGTACAGGCTACCGGTAACGTGACGTTCTCCCGTCTTACCCCCGCGAGCCAGGCGCTTATCACGGTCGGGACAAAGATAAACACCCTCGATGGCACACAGAGCTACACGGTTATTGCCGACCAGCCCGGACAATCGGGCTATATCATCGCAGCGGGTGTCATTTCCCTGGAGGTACCGGTGAGGGCAGATACCGCAGGCGCTGCAGGTAATGCGCAGCCGGGTACCGTCACCCTTATTACGGGTTCTGTGTTATATGTCGATAAGGTGACTAACCCAGCGGCGTTTGTGGGCGGTCAGGACGCTGAATCTGACGACGATTTCCGCGCGCGATTCAGAATGTGGATCGCTTCATTATCAAAAGCCACAAGAGCGGCGATTGCGTTTGCGCTCAGCAATGTTCAGCGCGGCGTCAGCTTTACCCTGACCGAGAATGTCTCCTGGGACGGTAGACCACAGCCGGGCTATTTTTATGCCGTTATTGATGATGGCAGCGGTATGCCGCCACGCGAATTGCTTGATCGTGCATACAGGGCTATTGACGCTGTGCGTGGATTTACCATCACCTTTGGGGTTTTCAGGCCGGTGGCATCTATGCAAAGGTCATACTTTCATTTACGACAGATAATGAAGCAGATCACTCTAAGGTGGCCGGTCTGATTGAGGCGGCCGTATCGCAATACATTGCAGACCTTCATCCCGGACAGCTTCTGGCCTACACCCGGATCATCAGAGTGGCCTATGCGGCCAGTCCACTGGTCACGAACGTGACATACCTTACCCTCAATGACGGTAAAGCTGACCTTGCGGCCTCGTCAAAACAGGTTATTCGCAAAGGTCAGATTACGGTGAGCTGAATGGCTAAAGGTGACAGGAACGACTTTCTCAACCGGCTTCATGCGCTGCTGCCGCCAGGCTGGTTCAGTGATGACACACCGATTTTCGAAGGTGTGCTTTCAGCCTGTGCCACCGCGTTATCCTGGTGCTACACCCTTTATCGCTACGCACATAAGCAGACTCGCATCTCCACGGCGAGCGATGGCTGGCTGGACGTTGCAGCCTATGACTTCTTTGGCACTAGCCTGACCAGACGTGCAGGTATGTCTGATGACCCCTTCCGGATCCAGATAAAAACGAATCTGCTTCGCGAGCGGGGTACGCGTCAGGCCGTTACCAACATTATTGAGATGCTGACCGGGAACACACCAGTCGTGTTCGAGCCGTCACGCCCTGCAGATACAGGTGCGTATGGCGGACCTGCAATCGGTTATGGTGCTGCGGGTGGATATGGATCACATTGTCTGCCTTACCAGGCATTTGTGGTCGTCAGTCGTCCGCGCGGTCAGGGCATCCCCCAGGTGGCAGGCTACGGAATTTCAACAGCGGGCTATGGCAGTGCTTCGCGCGCCCAATATGTCTCCCGGGAAATGGTTACGGGCAGTGTTACGGATGCACAGATTTATGCTGCTATCGAAGCCGTCAAACCGGAAGGCACGCTGGTCTGGGTGAGAATTCATTAATCTCTTTTCCTGCGTTAACAATCACGCAATGGCCACCCTGAAGGTGGCCTTTTTTAATGGGTAACTTTATGGATCGTCAGATTGTTTATCCGGGCGCTATTCCGCTCGAAACTGACCTGCTTAATACCAATAAATTCGCCATGACAGGGCTGGCGAAACTGGCGTCAGCCTTTCTGGGTGAGAGTACCTGGCTATGTGGTCTGGTATGTAAGCCTTCCGCACCGGCTTCCATGACTGTTCAGGTCGGGGAGGGGCAGATTTATTCCCTGCAGCATATTGATGGCACGCCTTACTCGTCATTGGCTGCCGATAACATCAATACTATTCTGAAGCAGGGTCTGAGTCTGACACCCTGCCTTTTCAGGCTTGATGCACCCGCCATGCAGGGGCACAGCATCAACTACCTCATTCAGGTGGCTTATGCCGACACGGACACGGGGCCCGCTGTGCTGCCATATTACAATGCTGCTGATCCGGCGCTCGCTTTCAGCGGACCAGATAACAGCGGCGCACCACAAAACACGGTAAGATCCGGTGGCTGTCATGTCTCATTAAAAACGGGTATGGCCGCCCGAAAAGGTGAACAGATATCCCCGACACCGGATCCCGGTTATACGGCAGCATGGGTAATTACCGTGGATAACGGCGCAATATCCATTGATGCTTCAGCGATACATATGGCTGAGCATGCGCCTTTTCTTCCTGAGGATGGCATCATTGCTGCTGTGCAGCAGGGACGTCTTAACAGTGGCAAAGTTAAAAGCGAGGGTGATAACTTTCATCTGATCTGCCAGCCACCCGTCACAAAGCTCACCGATGGCATGCGTCTGTTCTTTCGCACACAGGCGACTAATGCAGGGGCATGCAAACTCCGTGTCGGTGATTTCCCGGCCTGTCCGGTCTTAAACGATGACGCCAGAGAACTCAGGAAGGGTACCCTAAGCAGCTGCCAGCAAAATGAAGTTGAGTGGAATGCGACTCTGAATGCCTGGATCCTGTGTAATAACCAGCAGCATATTGACTGGAGTGATCTTGATCGCCGCTATATTCCCGTAAACGGCGGGGAAGTAAAAGGTCCGTTAAACGTTGAAGGCTCACTGAGCACCGACATGCCATTGAAGATTGGGAAAGCAGAAGTCACTACTAAAGGCGATATTGCTGGAGAAGCATGGAGCGGCGGAAGTCTGCATTCATGGCTGGCAGGCCGTTCAGCATCATTTGTTCATAAGACAAAAGGCTTCCCTTTCATCTGGAAAGATCCGGTCAGTAAGCTCGTTATTCAGGGAGGACTGCATGAAACAAGCAAAGGCGAGATTAATTACCCGGCAGCTTTTCCCAACTACTGTTCCCTCGTATTAATTACGCAATGTGGCAGACATAAAATGAGTAAAGACAATTCATTTATATCAGATGTTAATCAATTAAACTTTACCCTGCACGCCGGCAATGGTGAACCCGCATTCTACTGGCTGGCTATGGGGTATTGATTATGCAGATGGGTTTCAGTGCAAAAAGTAATGCCTTTTATTTTCTGGATGAGGAGGCCGCTTACAGAGGAAACGGTATCTGGCAGGAGGATATTATTCCTGTTTCTGATGAAGTCTGGCAACAGTTTACCGGTACCCCCCCAGAAGGGAAACAGCGTGGGTCTGGCAAGGAAGGAATGCCCGTCTGGACGGATATCCCTGAACAGGAATACAGCACTATTGAGGATAATCAGGCAATAAAGAATGCGCTGATGGAAAAAGCCGATACCGAAATACGCATGCTGGCGGTAGTGCAGGATGTATACGGACTAAATGAAGAAGAGAAACAGAAACTCGACGCCTGGAAAAAACATTTAGCTGAAGTATACAGGCTGAATGCAAGTGTAATGAAAAAAATAGACTGGCCAGCAGCACCAGGCAATAGTTGAAAGTGGCTCGTCCGGAACGAGCCACTGAATTAATACTTAAAAGCGATATCCCGCATTGACAAAGACACTGGTCATCTTATGTTTTTTTGATGCAAACGCGGCCTGAGATCCTTCAAAGCCCACAGTTAGTGCCAGATTTTCGGTTGCATCAAATGTCAGCCCTGTGCTGTATGCAAACTGGTTGGATGAAGTGGAACCATTTTTCATCTGAGAGTTGTTATGATCATCGAAGATTAATGGATTATCTACTTTCGTATGCGAAATCCCCCCTAAGGCAAAGACGCTGAGTTTCTCTGAGATGCGATAGGTCGGGCCGATCAGAGCAGAGTAATATTCTGCCTGTCTGTCTAACCGATGTTTTGCATTATAATCCTCTTTGCATTGTGCATTACTCCTTCTGCACTCAGTATCAGCATCCTGCCAGTTCTTCTTCATCACCGATACAGATCCCATGAAACCCCACGGTGATGATGTCTCATACTGAAACCTGAAGTTTCCGCCCTGAATTTCACCAAAATCTTCAATATGGCCACGCTGGTAACCAAAAGACATGGTAGGCCTTACATCCGTATCCTCAGCCATCGCATTGGTACACAAAATTGTGGTGGCCAGCAAAGCCATGGACGCTTTTCTGAATAACATCTGAACTCCTGCTTAAAAGTGGGATGCATGATTCGGCATGCACATCCGTTTAGAGGAGGCCATTTTCAGTCAGGTACAATTCAGAAAAGTGAAAATTACCCATTATATTTCAATGCATTAAAATGAATGTTGTGGTGGCAGTGCTGTTATTTTAATGTTTAGTTTAAAGATGCCGGACAATAGCAATCAATCATGAGTGATGAAGACAGCGTGTCAGTTTAACGTCGGTAATCCTGTTTAGGGGCATAACATCCTGACTCTTTATGGAGAAGCCGGGGCCATACAGCTCAGGGAGGTGTGCGCAATATCGTTGTAGTGCTGCATAATGGTTTTAAAGTCAGCTTTTTGAGTTCGATGCAGATAATTGGGTTTTAGGAACAGGCGTGTAAGGCAGCATGCACAATGATGGGTGAGGCTGTCTGGCAACTGGTTTTGGCAGATAAATCGGTAATGCTGAATACCATAACCGGCATGATCATTGAGCTTTCAGCGCGTTGTGATGAACTGGCGGCATGCATTGAACTAAAAATATTGCTGCAGGTTTAA